AGTAATAAAAGAATTTGCGGGCACTGTTCCGCGAATATTATATCCATGGGTACCCCCTTAATTGTAGGGATATTGACCGGTTCGAGACTGAGATCTTGTTGCAAGATTTCCTCTCAAAACTTTACAGCACAGGAGTGTTACACAAATGCCGATTAACAATGACGGTAGCAAACTCCACGATGAGCTCGGTGGTAACAAAGTTTCTGACGAGGGAATCGTGGGTGAAGAGAAGGGCTTTGATCCCGAGAATGCCGAGGCGGATTCTGTCTCTTCGGTAGACTCGGCAGCAGACGCTGCTCCGAAAGCCAAGCCCCTTCCGAAAACCAAGGCCGGAATGGTTCAGGCAGCTTATGACAAGCTGAATGCCATGAAAAAGGACGACGTCGCCAAAATGGTGGAGAAGATGATGTCCGAGGCCAAGGAAGAGGAAGAAGGCGAGGACGACGAGGATGACATGGAAGACGGCGAGTCAGAAATGTCAATGGAGAAGAAGACCAAGAAAGAGGGCAAAAAGAAAGATCATTCCATGAAGGAAGATATTCAGGCCCTTGTTGACTCCGAGGCAACTCTCTCTGAGGGGTTCAAGGAGAAGGCCGAGGTCATCTTTGAGGCAGCCCTTAAGTCCAAGATCTCTGATCACGTTGAGCGTCTCGAAGAGGCTTACACCAGAGAGCTTGCAGAAGAAACCGATCGTATCCAGTCTGATCTTGTTGAAAAGGTCGATGGGTATCTGACATATGTGGTCGAAAACTGGGTAGAGGACAACAAGCTGGCTATCGAAAACGGTCTGCGCACCGAGATTGCCGAGTCCTTTATGGGTTCACTGAAGAACCTGTTTTCCGAGCACTATGTCGAAGTACCTGACTCGAAGGTCGATTTGGTCGATGAGCTTGCCAAGAAGAATAGTAATCTCGAAGAAGAACTTAACAGTTCGGTCAACCGGTCAATCCGCTTGAACGAAAAAGTTAAGGATCTTACTCGCGAGAAGATTATCTCTGAGGCAGCCAGCGACTTGACCGAAACACAGGCCGAGCGGCTTCGTTCACTTTCCGAAGACCTTGACTTTGACAGCGAAGAGACTTTTGAGAAAAAGATCTCGACCCTCAAAGAGTCATACTTTGGAACAGATAAGCCGATCAGTGGTAACGACGACCTTTTGGCAGAAGACTCCGAGGCACAGACCGACGAGGAAACCACCGAGGTTTCTGGTTCGATGGCCCGGTATCTTGATGCCATTTCAAGATCCAACACATAAAAAATCTCGTAAGGAGAGTATCCAAAATGTTTAGTTCAGAAAAAAATCTTAGTAAGTGGAAGCCGGTCCTCGAGGCCAACGAAGCTCCCGCTCTTAACGATAACTACAAGCGCGGCGTTATTGCTCAGGTTCTCGAGAACACTGAAAAAGAGCTCGCCGAGCAGCGTGGTCATCAGCAGTACCTTTCCGAGGATGCACCGACCAACTCAACTGGCGCCGGTATCAACAACTGGGACCCGATCCTGATTTCGTTGGTTCGTCGCTCGATGCCCAACCTCATTGCATATGACATTGCTGGTGTTCAGCCCATGTCAGGACCTACTGGTCTTATCTTTGCAATGAAGAGCCGGTACAACGATGCCGCCACACGGTTAGGTTCAACTGAGGCCCTGTTCAACGAAGCCGAGACCGACTATGCGTCATCCAGCTTCAATGGCTTGACTCAGAACGAGAAGAATGGCGTTCACTCAGGTGATTCCTCGTCCCTCGAGGGTGCTGGTGCGGCGACTGACTCCGATGGCAACGACATTGCCGATAACTTCGGTTTCGGTCAGGCAATGACCACCGCCGAAGGTGAGGCCCTTGGTGATAGTTCGGCCAACGAGTTTGGTGAGATGTCATTCACCATCGAACGTGCCACGGTTACTGCTCGCACACGCGCGCTGAAGGCCGAGTACACGATGGAACTGGCACAGGATCTCAAGAGCATTCACGGCCTTGACGCCGAGTCTGAGCTTGCCAACATCCTGTCGGCAGAAATTCTGGCCGAGATCAACCGCGAGATGGTCCGTACGATCAACTCACGTGCCAAGCTCGGTGCCCAGCAGTCTGATCTCACGACCGCCGGTGTGTTTGACCTTGATGTCGACGCCGATGGCCGGTGGAGCTCAGAGAAGTATCAGGGAATGCTTGTTCAGCTTCAGCGCGAAGCCAACCAGATCGCCAAAGACACCCGGCGTGGTAAGGGCAACTTTGTCCTCTGCTCATCGGACGTCGCGGCTGCTCTGTCGGCTACGGGTATGCTTAACAACTATCCGGCCCTGAGCTCGAACAGTAACCTTCAGGTCGACGACACGGGTAATACCTTTGTCGGCACGCTGTCAGGTGGCATGAAGGTGTACATCGATCCGTACACGACTGTCAACTACATCACCGTTGGTTACCGCGGTTCTAACCCGTACGACGCTGGTATCTTCTACTGCCCGTACGTGCCGCTGACCATGGTTCGTGCGGTTGGTGAGGAGACCTTCCAGCCGAAGATCGGCTTTAAGACACGGTATGGTATGGTTGCCAACCCATTTGTCGGTACCTCGACTGGCAACGCCACTCCGGTGGACAATGTCGGTCCGGTTCGCGGCAACGAGTACTATCGTATCTTTAAGATCGAGAACATCCTCGGCGAGGGTTAAGAGTAGATTCAACTCTACTAAGCCAAAGGGGACCTTCGGGTCCCCTTTTTTTATGAGATCGGAACAAAGCCCCGCCTACTGGTCAGAAGTTGTAGTCGTAGAAGTAAACAGCCCGGTCTTCGGCGAACCGATGAGTCTTCCTGCTCCACCCGCGCTTGGTCTTGTAAACCCGGATCTGAGTATCTTCATCAACCCCATCGTAAATCCAAGTCTGGGAACTCTGGTTTGAACAGTGAGCAGCAAACCCGCCGACATGAAAATCGGGCTTCCATTCAGGGTCCTTGGTAACTCGCACCGGTGAGATCACCTTGGTTTTGGCGGTCTCTTTGACCACGACGTACGGCTTGGAATCTGAATAGCACATCAGGGTCATGTACTTGGCGTTTTCGGGCAGGTTTTTAATGTTCGTGTTAGTCATCGTAATTACCTCTCTCTACGTGTGGCTCTCTTCCTAACCAACAAATATACTGTATCAAGCGGCGAAGGCGCTTGTCAATACCCTCGGTACCGAATCTTTACTGCTTCGATCTGGTTCAGTCGATCTTCAAGTTCTATCTCCAGAACGCTTTGCTTGTACACGGGCGCATATCCCGAAAGCGGTTCGATCTGCTCGCGAATACGACAGACCCGTTCGCCCAGAGTGTCAAGAATACTACCCCAGTGCATCCGGTTTGCTTCAACCTCTTGGGTTACTTTACTAACCATGTTGTCAGTATCGATGCAATTCACAGAATACCTCTTTATCTCTCGTAACGCCGATAAGTTTAGTTTACAGGCGGCGCACGATCATGTCAATACCCCGGAAGTATAAATAGAGGTACTATGCTAAAAGAACAGATTGCAGAGTGGATCACACCGTTTGTCTCGGGCGCCGTTGCCTTGATCGCGTCCCTGTGGCTAAAAGACACGGCCGGGAGGATCGCAAAGGGGATGGCCTTTAAGTTTAATGGTCAGTTCAAGGAAGGCGACGAAGTGATCCTCGATGGGGAACGCGCACTGATCGTCAAGATCGGATTCTCGCAGACAGTGTTTGGGATCTACCGCACGCACGCCAATTCTACGAAGATCAATCATTACTGGAGATACGTCCCCAACGAACGGATACCGTATCTCCATATCGAAAAGATCGTATCAGATAATGAAGACATTGAGGGGTCTGAATAATGCCATACGAAAAGAATGTAGACTTTACAGAGACACGAACGTCCACGCTACTCGATCAAACGACATTTGTTTCGCCGGCTGGTTTCCGGTTGGTGATCGATTCACTCAAGTATCCCAACGCGCAGTTCAACATCCAGACGGCGTCGATCCCCGAGATTGCCGTCGATGCGACGACGTTTCAGACACCACAGCGGACAATCGAGATCCCGGGTGACAAGGTTCGGTACGAAAACTTTGAGACCACGTTCCTTGTTGACGAAGATCTGGTCAACTACACGGAGATCCATGACTGGATTCTCGGTATGGCGATCGAGCCCGATACACCCAACATAAATAAGACTCGGGATATGTCGCTACTTGTCCTGAACTCGCACAACAACATATCCCGAGAAATCAAATTCATTGACGCGTACCCCACGAGTCTTTCGACACTTGACTTTGATGCCAAGGTCACGGATATCGAATACCTTGTCGCGTCAGTATCATTTAACTACTCATATTTTAAGGTCCAGTAAATTATGCTCAGACAAGATCTTAATGTCCTGTTGTCCTCAACCTTTGGATTTGCCGTCAAGGCACAGCGGTATCATTGGAACGTGATGGGCCCGCACTTTTACTCGCACCATGAGTTTTACCAAGAGCTGTACGAGGAGCTGTACGAACACGTCGATATCATTGCCGAGGCGATCCGGTCACTCGGTTCATTCCCCGTCGGTTCACTTGACGAGTTTTCGGACCTGTCACAGATCTCTGAGGACGATGATCCGGTCACTGACCCGGGTGCCCAGATGAGTAATCTGGCAAAGGACAATGACGTTCTCATTCGGATCATCAAGATTGCGCTCAAGGAAGCGAACTCGATCGGTGCCGAGGACATTGCCGATCTACTGGTCAACCGGCTTCGTGCCCACAAAAAACACGGGTGGATGCTCAACTCGCATATCAACCGGCAGCAGAGACAGGTATAAATACAGACACCAATACAGTATGAACCAGTGAGGATTATATTATGGCCCTGCGAATCGAAGACGTGCTTGAGATGTGGAAAGACGACTCGGAGATCGATCAACTGAACCTTGATGAAGAATCAAGCAAGTCTGCGGGTCTCCACTCCAAGTACCTAGAGATGCTGTCGATTGCCCGCCTACAACTCAAACGACGGGAAGCCG